GAATAAGTTATCAGGTTGGCATGGAGTTGAGCATTGTGAATTAGATTACTTAACTGCTAGGTATCAGTAATGGACACTGATTTATTTGGTAACAAAGTTAAAAAACAATCAGAAGATGACAACTCTAATTATATAACTTGTATCAAGTGTGATATTGAACAACCTATAGAACAGTTTAGTGTCATGCAATCAGGAGAAATAAAGAGAACCTGCAAGTCTTGTAAGAATGGGCACAAGAGTATAGTAAAGAAGTTAAGAAGAGAAAATGCACCACCTGATGATGACTATGTATGCCCTATATGTGAAAGAGATATTGAAGAGATGTCTAAGTATGGACAACTGAGAATGAAGAGTTGGGTGCTAGACCATTGTCATGTCACTAATACTTTTAGGGGATGGATATGTCATCATTGTAATACAGGATTAGGTGGCTTTTCAGACTGCTTGACAAAACTTAAAAATGCTGTTATGTATTTAGAGAAACACAAGGAGAGATTAAATGAAACTGACACTTGATGTAGAGAATACAGTTACACACAGAGATGGTAAGTTACATCTTGACCCATTTGAAACTAACAATAAATTGGTCATGGTTGGTTGTTTAACTGATAATGGAAAAGAATATCTATTCAGAGATAACTTTGATGGAGTACAAGAACTACTAGATCAAGCTACTATATTAATAGGACATAACATAGTACACGATTTACTATGGCTATGGGAATGTGGCTTGAAATATGATGGTGCAGTATTTGATACCATGTTAGTAGAGTATGTTCTACAACGTGGACAGAAACAACCATTGTCTCTAGAAGCATGTGCTAATAGATATGAATTGGTCACTAAGAAACAAGACACTATGAAGGATTACTTTAAGAATAAAGTTCCTATTGATGAGATACCAAAGGAAGAGTTATCTGAATACTTATCTGCTGACTTAGGAGCAACACAAGAGCTATCAGATGTCTTGTATAAGAAACTAAACACAAAAGAGTATGCAGGACTGATGAGTACTGTTGTACTAACTAATCGTGTAGCAGTAACATTAGCTAAGATATATCAGAATGGTTTTACTGTGGATATGACTAAGCTAAATGATGTTAGAGATGAGTTTGAGAAAGAGAAAGCAGAGACAGAGAAACGATTAAATATTCAAGTTAAGAATTTGATGGGAGATACACCTATCAATCTCAATAGTCCTGAACAGATGTCTTGGGTTATATATAGTAGAAAGCCTAGAGATAAAGTTGATTGGGCAAATACCTTCACACCTTACATGGACAATACTACATACAAAAAGAGTGTAAAGGAAAAGTCAGACATAGTATATAAGACAGTTGCACAACAGTGTGCAGGTTGTTTAGGAGGTGGGCAAGTAAGAAAGGTTAGGAAGAATGGAGTTCCTTTTGTTAACACCAATAGATGTGATTCTTGTAATGGTGTTGGGTATCATTTTGTGCCATCCACGATGGTAGCAGGATTAAAGTTTACTGCACCTACTGCCAAGTGGGTTAGTGCAAATGGTTTTACTGTCAATAAAACTAATCTGCTTACGCTACAAGGTATAGCAAGAAAGAATGATTTAGAAGATGCAGTCAATTTCTTGACAGACTTACAGAGATTGTCAGCATTAGATACATACCTATCCTCATTCGTTGAGGGTATAATCACACACACAAAGCCTGATGGTAAGTTACATGTTAGATTACTACAACATAGAACATCAACAGGTAGGTTCAGTGGTGCTGATCCTAACATGCAGAACATGCCTAGAGGTGGTACGTTTCCTGTTAAGAAAGTATTCGTATCACGTTGGGATGGTGGTAAGATACTTGAAGCTGACTTTGCTCAATTAGAGTTTAGAGTATCAGCATATTTATCCCAAGATGGAGTTGCTATTGAAGAAGTTGCTACAGGTTTTGACGTACATGCATATACGTCTAAAGTTATTACTGATGCAGGTCAGCCTACTACTAGACAAGAAGCAAAGGCTCATACGTTTGCACCACTATACGGAGCAACAGGGTTTGGAAGAAGCAAGGCAGAAGCAGAATACTATACACACTTCACAGAGAAGTATCAAGGAATCAAGTCATGGCATACCCGATTGGCTAAAGAAGCTATAAGTACAGGTAAGATAACTACACCATCAGGTAGGCAGTTCTCTTTCCCTGACATAAGGAGAAATGCTTTTGGTAGAGTATCTCACTTTACACAGATAAAGAATTATCCTGTACAGTCATTTGCTACTGCTGACATAGTGCCACTTATATTAATAGCTATAGAGAACCATTTAGACCCTCTACAGTCTTGTATAGTTAATAGTGTGCATGATTCTATAGTAATAGATGTACACCCTGATGAGGTACAAAAAGTTATACATATCATTAAGATTATTAATAGTTCTATGATCGCTATGATTGAATCTGAATTTAAGCTACAGTTCAATGTGCCATTATTATTAGAAGCAAAAATAGGTGATAATTGGCTTGACACTAAAGACGTAATATGATATAACCTAGAGACTTTGATAGAAAGGAAAGTTTATGAATAACGATATACAAACGATAGACACTAATAACTATGCACAGATGGCGAAAGCTATGGGTATAGCAGGTGAAACAGGCTCTGCTGATACAAGTAAAGCCAATCCTTTACCTAGAATGAGACTACACCATAACAATATTATGGGTATAAAGAAAGTTGGAGACCAAAGTATAGATGCAGTAGTTGTTAAGGGTGGTTCTTTTAAGTTAGAACGACCTGACTTACCTGTTGCCTATGCACCAACTGTACAAATCAGACCATTTATACAGAGGTTTATGTATAAAAGATTTGTTAAGAACATGTCTGCAAAATCAGGAGAACCTATGGGTATGTATCATAAGACACTCATGGCAGATAATCTTAATAGCGACATGAAGGATAATCAGGGTAACTTTAATTGTGGAAAGCCATCAGGATTTATTAAGGACTTTAAGGCATTGCCTGTAGCTACACAAGAGGTTATCAAGCAAATCAAGAGAGTAAGAGTTATCTTTGGATTAGTTGATATGCCTAATGCTACAGACGAAAGTGGTGAACCTATCTCTTTAGATGATAATACACCATTCATATGGGAGATTGATAATCGTGATGCTTTCAAAACAATGGGAGAGCCTTTCACTAAGTTCAATCAAACTAAGAGACTACCTGTTCAACATTATATCAACTTGACTAGTGAGGAAAGAAAGTTACCTAGTGGATCATCTTTCTACTTACCTAACTATTCTTTAGACTTACAGACTAAAGTTGAAGTAGATGATGACGATCAGAATACTTTCATTAACTTCATGGCATGGATAGATAATTATAATACTTATATATTCAACGAATGGGAAATGAAAGCTAAAGCACCTGTAAGTAAGGAAGACAAAGACCTTGTTAATGAGTTCATTGACGTTGATGTTGATGAAGAGGTCGCATAGTGAACCATCCTGCTGAAATGATGATTCATCAGTATCTTCAGAACGCTACTAGTGGTAAGTCTGCCATGAGCCAAGAGAATATAGAGCAAGTAGCTACTGATATTAAAGATGCTTTGAATCGTCAGTTCAACACGAAGAGAGATCAAAAGTTTAGGTTTCGTATGTCTAATATAGGTAGACCTTCATGCCAACTATGGTTTGAAAAGAATAAACCTGAGACTGCGTTACCTAAACCTACTACCTTTGTAATGAACATGATGATTGGGGATATTGTGGAAGCAGTATTTAAGGCAGTACTGAGAGAAGCTAATGTTAAATTTGAGGATACAGACAATGTTAAACTAGAACTAGACGAGAACCACACTATATCAGGCTCATATGACTTGGCTATAAACGATGCAGTAGACGATATTAAGTCAGCATCTGATTGGTCATACAAGTATAAGTTTGATTCATTTGAATCTCTAGCTTCAGGAGATAGCTTTGGTTATGTAGGACAACTTGCAGGGTATGCAAAGGCTTCTAACAAAAAAGCAGGAGGTTGGTGGGTATTAAATAAAGCTAACGGACATTTTAAATATGTACGTGCTAACATTGATATGAACTACGAACTTGATAAGATAAAAGATAACATAAAGAAAGCTGAAGGAGAAGAGTTAGTACGTTGCTTTGAGCCTGAACCTGAAACATTTAGAGGTAAAGAAACAGGCAACATAGTACTAAATAAGAACTGCACCTTTTGTTCTTACAGGACAACGTGTTGGGAAAACTTAATAGAGTTACCTGCACAAATGTCTAAGGCAAAAGAACCTAAGATGGTGCAGTACGTAAGCCTGAAAGAAGCTTAAATGGCTATACCTGAAATAAGAAAAGAAGCACTGAAGTATGGGTACAGGAGTGGGCTAGAACATTCTATCTCACTCTACCTTACTGAATTAAAACATAAGTATGGTTATGAGACTATTAAGATAGAGTGGGAAGATTTAATCTATCGCAAATACACTCCTGATTTTATGCTTAACAATGGTATTATAGTAGAAACAAAGGGGAGATTTGTTACAGCAGACAGAAGAAAACATATACTAATAAAGAAACAACATCCTAACTTAGACATACGTTTTGTGTTTACTAATAGTAGAAGCAAACTAAGTAAAGTTTCTAAGTCTTCCTATGGTCAATGGTGTACTAAGCACGGATTTAAATACCATGACAGGATAATTCCTGAAGATTGGTTAAAAGAAAAGGGGAGAAATAAGCATCCTGAGTTCATTGAATTTACAGGAAAGAAAATAAGGAGTACTAAATGACTATAAAACAAAAGATATTAGACGAGGATTTTGTTATAAATGTAAGACCCCAAATGGATAAAGACTTTAATTGGACAGGAGAAGTTGATATAGCTATAATGACAGCAGAGAATAATCCATTAGATGATAACGATTATTATGGAGTATTAGAGTTCTGTAGAACTATGTGTGCTACTGTACCTCTTATGGAAAGAGATGAAGATTTAAGACAGAGAGCAATAAAAGAAGCAATAAAATATGAGGATGTGCCTGATAAGAAAAAGGCAAAAGTCATTGACAAACATGACAATGTTGTGGTACTTTCTTTTGATGCAGACACAGATGGCACTGCTTAATATGAGAGAAATGGAATTTAATCAAGATATGAGACACATGGAGTACATGAGAATGAGAGAGAAGCAAGCTAACATGCAATCTGATAATTTAGATATGGTCAATCATCCTAAACATTATAATGAATCAGGCATTGAGTGTATAGATGCCCTAGAAGCTATGTTAGGTGATGGTTTTAAATCATACCTACAAGGTAATATTGCAAAGTATCTATGGAGATACAGGTATAAGAATGGTACAGAAGACTTAAAGAAAGCTGAGTGGTACTTACGTAAACTAATAGAGGTTAAAGAAAATGAAAATTAAAATCATAATGACGTTAACAGTAGACCCTGAAGAGTATCCTGTTCCTTCTGATGGAGATGTTACTGAAGATTTTGAAGAGCATTTACGAGAAACCTTATACGACTTAGAGGGTGTTAAGATTATGAATATGAAAGTAACAATGGAGTAGTACGATGATTAATAACTTTTTACCAACAGACTATCAGAACTTTATAGCACTCTCTCGCTATGCTAGATGGAAAGAAGATGAACAAAGAAGAGAGAATTGGGGAGAAACTGTAGACAGATACTTTGATTACATGACTACTCACCTTAAAAAGAATCATAAATATACTATGACCAAAGCCTTGACTAACATGCTTAAAGAGCAGATACTTTCTCTTGGTGTGATGCCTAGCATGAGAGCCTTGATGACAAGTGGACCTGCACTAGATAGATGTCATGTTGGTGGCTACAACTGTAGTTATATACCTGTAGATAGCCCACGATCCTTTGACGAATGTATGTATGTATTAATGTGTGGTACAGGTGTTGGCTTCTCTGTTGAACGTGAGGTTGTAGACAAGTTACCTATAGTCAATGAGCATTTTAATGATAGTAGTACAGTTATTAAAGTTGGGGATAGCAGACCGGGTTGGGCAAGAGGATTGAGAGAACTAATAGCTATGCTATATGCAGGGCAAGTTCCTAAATGGGATATGTCAGAGGTCAGACCAGCAGGTGCTAGGCTCAAGACCTTTGGTGGCAGAGCATCAGGACCACAGCCATTAGTAGAGTTGTTTCAGTTTTGTATTGACATATTCAAGAGTGCCAAAGGGAGAAGACTATTTCCTATTGAGTGCCATGATATCATGTGTAAGATTGGTGAAGTTGTAGTTGTAGGTGGAGTCAGACGTTCTGCTCTTATATCACTATCTAACTTAGGTGATGACCAAATGAGACATGCCAAGTCAGGTCAATGGTGGGAGAATGAAGGACAGAGAGCATTAGCTAATAACTCTGTAGCA